TCCACATCGTACTGCCGCATTCCGGGCAGGTGGTCGCTTCGTATGGTCCTCCGCCTAACATCTGATCCGCTCCTTTCTACAAATACGAGCAGCCGTACCTCTTTCGGAAGGTCTCCCTGCCGCCCTTATGAATAATCTGCTTTACTTCGCCTTCTTCCCGAACCGCATCGATTATTCGTGCAAATTCGTCTGCCTTCTGCAGGGCGTATTCTTTTTCCCAGGCCAGCTGTCCGATAATCTTTGACATTCTTTCTGCCATCGGGTTTCCGTGTATTCTCATTAGGATTTCTCCCATATTGTGGCAGTTGTTGCATACCGGCACTTTCAATCCGTCCTTCTCGCTCAGCTCTCTACCGGCGGTACCGAACACCAAATGATGCTCGGCTTCCGACGGTCTGCCGCAAATGAAGCAGATTTCCGGATAGTCTGTCACTATTCCTTTGCTCACCACTTACACCTACTTTCTATTTCCAACTCCAACGATTACTAAAAACGCAAATACCACTAATGCTGCCATAGTCTCGCCTTCTTAACCAAAAACCACTGTTCCGAATAGTGCATACTGGATGATCGCATCACACACGATTGCGTCTGCATTGCAGGTATCGAATCTGATCTTGCCATCCATCTGCTCTAAGCAGTTGCAGCCAACCGGTGTAATCGCCCACAGCTCTACTCCTTTCTTGAACTTCTCCAAGTCCAGCTCGTAATACTCTGTCTCGTCCTTGTCGAACGGTTCCGGCAGGTGTAATCTCAGTTTTCCGCCTCTTGCGATCTGCTCGCTTCCATATTCCCCTAGATAATCGCCTACGACCTTTGCCTCATCGCACCAGTAAGTGATGCCACCCTCCAATGCTCCGCACATTATGTCGTCAATATCTTCCTGGGTAAGTACGATTTCCAATGTTACGCTTACCGTTACCTGTTTTTCTTTCTCTTTGCTGCCCATGACTCGCTCTCCTTCTTTTTTATCGCTTTTTCTATTTCTCTGAGTTTTTCATCACTGAGAAACTTAAAATTCACGCCTGCGTCTGTAAACGCTGTTAAAATGCTTTCCTGCACCGCCTTGACTGTCGCCCAGTCCGGTTCGTCGTCCTGCGTTCTGATACCGAACTGAACCATGTAGTCCTCGATCACGTGCCACAGCTCATATTCCAGCTCGTCCATACATCCGAGTGCCGATACGTCCACGACCGCCGGTGCTGTTATTTTCTTTCCATCTGCCAGTTCCAGGTCTACTGTGTCAATCTCTTCTCCGAACTCACCACCTTTCTCATGGTGCACCAGGATGTCACCTGTAAAGTCGTAACCTCTGTCGATCATAGCCTCGCTGTTATCTTCGTACAGTCTGAAACATCCGGCCAGTTCGTCATTCTCGTGTCTCTGCAGGACTTCTTCCCAAGTCAGCTTTCGCATTCCCAACCAGGTGTAACCCATTATTCATCGCCTCCTTCGTAATTTGCTCCACAGTACGGACACTTCGTTACTCCATAGCAATTAAACATTTTCCCGCATTCCTTGCAGGTGTCCAGCTCCCCATTTCTCTGCCAATCTTCCAGCAGGCTACTTACGTGCTGCCAGTCCAACGCCTCGAAAACTTCCTCTGCCAAATCGTCCTGCTGGTTGCACTCCTGCAGGATGCTATTTCTCGTGTACACTGTATCGGATAATTCCGGGATGTAACACGGATCATCCGGTCTGTGATAAAACGCATCTTCGTCTTTGAAGATATGTCCCTGTCCGTAGAACTCACGGACGATCTTCTCACCTTCTCCATTTTCATCCGGCGGCGTGTAAATGCCAACCAGTACCGGGATGTTTACTTTCTGCAAGGCCTGCGACAGTTCCAATATCATACCGTCAATGGCTTCTGCATCCTTTACAAGCTCCCTTGTGGAAGGAACTCCACTCGTTCCGCTTCTCTTGGCCTCTATCCACATTTCAATATGCTCGTCGATGTCGAAATCTTCGTAATAGGATTCCAAGCTGTCCTTGAAACTATCTGCCTGGTTCTCTTCATCGAAATCAATCGTCATAGAGAAATCTTCGCCTGCAGGTGACGACTGCCCGATTTCAACATAGGTTCTTCTACTGCCCGGCTCAATGTAGGTTTCCCAGTTCCACCCCATTTCTTCTGCCTTGTCGAGAAGCATTTTCAAGCCTCTCGATATGTCCTTGTATTCTTCCATATCCTCATTCCTCCGCATCTGCGTAGTACGCATCGAATGCAATACCGGCATTTACCAGCTTATCTTCTAGATAATTACCGTAGCACCAGCCGTCTCCATCTTCCCAAAAACTGTCCCAGGCTTTCTCCAATACCTCTCTCGCCTTCTCTTCATCATCTTTGCTTACAACAAACACGCAATCCATCCAGTCGTTTAACTGTGACTGCACTCTGATTACGCTTTCCTTTAATACTTCCACTCCGATATTCATTGTGTCTGCTCCTTTCTCAAATGTAATAGCAACTGAAATTCCAGTGATGCCCGAACTCATAGTACAAGCCGTATCTCTCGAATATCTTGTCAAATTCTCTTCTCACCGAAGGAAGGATGCCGTAATACAACATCTCGCATACCGGACCTTCAAAGCTCATGCTGAGAATGTGGTCCGGATTCACGTACTCGAAATACGTTCTTGGGTCCTGGTTCTCTTCCTCGATCAGATGCTCTCTGTCGTTGTAGTAATACTTTCCGGTTACCGGATCATGCTGTGTGAACCGCTTTCCGTTGAAATAGATGTCTACATCCTGCCATAACCCATGCTCCAGCAGAAACTCTCTGATTTCCTTTGCCAGGTTCTCAATCTGCTCTGCCGTCAGCTTTGCCGTTGAACTCAT